ATGAATCTATATTGTATAACACCTCACGAAAACAAGACGACGTAAGAGCTAAAAAAGCAATGAGAACTAATCTCATTAGCAGACTATTACCTTATCAGCGTAGAATGCATGAAAAAATATTAGCTGAACTTGATAGACTAGCTGGTATTTTAGGTGAATATGAAGGACTAGTAATTAAGGTTAAAAATTCTAAAGGTGAACCCTTCATCTTTAAAGTTATATCTCCTACCTTCCATAAAAATAAAGGCCGTATATGATATCATTTAAAATATTTTTTGAACAAAATGTAAACAACGAGACAGTTGCTTTACTACCTGGAGGGTTTAAACCGCCTACAAAAGGACACTTTGAAGCTCTTGAAGACTTACTACAAGCAGCTAATAAAGGTGTTGTATTTATAGGTAAGGAATCAAGAGATGGTATTACACAGGATCAATCATATCAAATATGGAGTATCTATAGTAGATACTTATCAAAGCCTGTTGATGTGATTAAATCACCTGTAACACCTGTAAAATCAACATATGACTATGCTATAGAGCACAGCAATTATAATATTATAGTCGGAGCTGGAGCTAAAGATGCAGATATAACACGTTACAATTCCTTTATAAAAAATCCTGATAAATATCCTAATGTTGTTGGTATTGAAAAAATAAATATAAAGGGGGAAGGTATTAGTGGTACTGAAACAAGAGAAAGAATTTTAGCTAAAGATCCTTCAGTTGTAGACTATTTTGTACCTGAGATTGTAAACCAAACAGACAAGGATAGAATAAAGCAAATTTTAGGTATAGTATAAATAATAATATGTATACATCTAAGGATAGAATGATGCTTGAACAAGCATACAATAAGACAGCGTATGTTAAAGAGAATCATGGTATACCTGTAATGGTCTCTATGGCTATGCCAGGTGTCGAAGTCGATCACTCAGATCATTCTCACTCAGGTGAGAGTAGTGATAGTGATGAAGTATCTATGGCTGCAGGTGATCTTATGCGGATAGCTGATGAAGCTACTGCTCTCAGTCAAAAGGTAGGTTCTATGTCTAACTTAGAGGGTTGGGTCGCTGCTAAAATTACAAAAGCAGCTGATTATATTTCATCTGTATCTAATTACTTAGAATACGGTGATGCAGGTTGCGGTTGTGAATCTGAATCTGACATGTTTGATCAAGGTCACGAAAGTGCATCGTGTAAATACGCTAAGCAAGGTTGCACATGCGGAGGGTGTGAAGACTGTCATGATTAATTTTCGCACCTTTTACGAAAAGACAGTTATAGGTCTTGTTGAGTCTATTGAACTTGCTGGTATAGGCAAAGTCGAAGCTAAAGTGGACTCAGGTAATGGTGCGTATAATGTATTACACGGCGAAAATATTACCAAACAAGGTAATAAAGTAACATTCACAACCATAAATGGTCGTAGAATAATTAAAGACGTTCAAGATACAATTACAATTAATGTAGGTGCAGGTAATGTAGAAGAAAGACCTGTAGTAAACTTTAGAATGAAATTTGCGGGTGCTGAGTTTGATAATATACCTTTTAGTATAGGTAACAGATCTCAAAATGAATATAAAATTCTAATAGGTAAGAACTTTATTAGAGAGCTTGACGCGTTAATAGATGTTGATGCTAAACACATAGCAAATGATCAGATTGAGGTTGAGTATGGTACCAATCAGGTGAAGAACGACGAGTCCATGTAGCAAATTCTTTATCGTACTGAATGTAAGCACGATACTGATCAATCACATATAGTTTACTAAAGTTAGGTACAACGTGCCTACAAATACTACCACTATTAATTGCTACTACAAAAGGTGTTAATTGTTCCTTTGTAATTGTTGTATTATGTAGATTGCGACTGCACCACACAATGAAATCTTTTGTAAAGTGTTCAGCTGAATTAGGCCATCGATACATACGCTCTGTAAATTGTTCTAGTGTATGATTTACAAGCCACATGAAGTTAGCTTTTGACTCTCTAGCCCATATTGAGCATTGATGTTGAGCATAACCTTTACCAGATTTACGAGACTTACCGGACTTTGTTTTAGGTGTAGAGGGATGATTTAAAACCTCTTGTGGAAATGCGTTTGCTAGCATAATGGCGCCTTCAATTTGCATTTTAGACCTGCAGTGTTTATCACAAAGATCCCGTGCGGCTTGCACGGGATCTTGATTAGTTACAAATATATTCATACACCCTAAGTGTATGAGAGTTCCTACTTAGCCATATCGATGAACTTATAAAACTCATTTCGAGTCTTTTCATCTGTCATAAAATCACCTGATAGTTTACTTGTTACCATATAACAACCATCATGCTTGACTCCTCGTAGACAAGCACAAGTATGTTGAGCTTTAACTACAACAGCAACACCGATATTACCTTCACAAGCTAGGTTAATTGCATTATGTATCTGTATACATAAGCCCTCTTGTATTTGAGGTCGTCGAGCGTAAAACTCAACAATTCTATTAAGCTTACTTAAGCCTATAACCTTACCTTCTTTAGAAGGAATATAAGCAACATGAGATACACCAGTAAATGCTAAGTGGTGGTGTGAACATAATGACTTAACAGGTATATTACACTGAGCAATAACACCATCATAACCTGCAGAAGGAAAAGCTGTAACAGAAGGCGGTTCGCTATAGCAACCAGATGCAATATCATTTACAAAAGCTTTTGCTACACGCATAGGTGTATTAGATGAATTCGGATCGTTACGCCAATCAAACCCAAGTGCATCAAGATATTTTTCATATGCTTTTGCTGCACGCTTAATAATCAATTGCTTTTCTTTATCTGTTCTCGGTGAATTTCCATTAGCATACGGAATTTTAACTACCTCTCCAATTTCGTGATCTTCCAAATCATCCATAGGTATAATATATATTACCTCAATATGTAAATCAACTATAAATAAGAATATGGTTAAGTATTCTCAAAAACGGCTTTTACAAGAAGGGTTTACAGATATAGTTCGAGGAGTAGCAAGTGTAGCTAAAACAGGCATGCAAACACTAGCACCTGAAATAACGCAACCTCTTGGTAGAGTTGCAGAGCCATTCAAGCAAATGGCTCAAGCGTTTTCGGGGCAGCAACCAGTTCAGTTTCTAAAAGATCAATTAAAAGACAATCCTCATATTGAAATTACTAAGATTTTAAAACAGGAAAAAAAGAAAGCCAAAAAAGGCTTTTTTGCAAAAGAAGTCACTCTTATAACATTCCAAGCTAATGTGTACGAAAGAGGCAATTTAGCAAAAGGTAGACAATATAAAGCTTACGAATCATATAGCTTAAATGCTGAGACAATCATCAACGAAGCAGTACTACCTCCAGGTGTATCAAGCGTAAGAAGTCTTCCAGGTGGTACTGCTCCTACTACTGCTACGGCACCTACTACACCAGCAAGTTCAACTAGTACAACCACTCAAACATCAGCAAATGCTACAACTCCACGGACAAAAACACTTACTGCGGAAATTTTTAGAACTAGTAAAGGCTTACAACTAGGAGATATTTTTGATACAGAAACAGGACAAAGATACAATATAGGTGAAGATAAAAATAAATTAGGTACTTTTGAAGATAAAATCTCAAATAGAAATTTAGGTGCTAATCCGACAGTTGAAAAGATGGCGAAAGCTATAAAACAAGCGTTTAATAATTCACAACAAAAGACTATGAGAGACTCACATAGTGTACCTGATATGCTACAATTAGTTATGAAATTAACAAGTAAGACTAATAGTACAGATACATTAAGTACCGCAGACATTGCTACTATATCGCAAGCATTTAGAGATGAAATGATAACAGAGTCATCTCAACTTAAGACACTTTTTCAGTTGAAAGCTCTAGCTCATCATTTACAATCAGTAAATGAAAACAGCTTATCAAAGTACTAAAGTAATTGAACTAGGTTCTTGCGCATTCCGTCAATGGAGAGCAACTCATTCTCATTGTAAATACATTCATGGATATCAGCTAAAGGCAAAGCTTTGGTTTGGTGGTAGTTCACTAGATGATAAGAACTGGCTTGTAGATTTTGGAGGTCTCAAGGATCTAAAAGCTAAGCTACAAGGTGTATTTGATCACACTATGACCGTCGCAGCTGATGATCCTGAACTAGAGACATTTAAGGATCTAGATCGTAAAGGTATTATTCAGCTTCGTGTAATGGAAGCTGGTGTAGGTATTGAACGCGCAGCTGAGGCTGTCTTTAATATTACACAGCAATATATTAATGCATTAACTCTAGGTAGATGTTGGGTTGATAAAGTTGAAGTGTTTGAACACGAAGATAATTCTGCTACATTCTCTAAAGAGACATATGTTGAGACAACAATTACTTCTAATACCTCAGAGCAAGTAGTAGAACAAGAGCCTACAGATATCGTGCAAGATATTATTGAACACACACCAGAGGTTCAAGTTGATAGAGGTGCACGAGTTGGGGGAAATGTAAGTTCAGGTAAAGGTAACTGGTTCGCAGGAACAACTTGGGGATGATAACAGGTGTGAACATAGAACGCGATTTAACTATTGCAGCTCTTGAGAAGAGTGTTTTCGATCAAATTAAAGCATTCGGACCTGTTCAACAAAAAGTAGAGCCTTCAGATCTAAAAATAGAGTATGTAGATCTGGAGGCTGCTATTAAGGAACTAGTAGAATTAGAGAAGTTAAATACTATTTAGCTTCAAGAATCTTAACAATAAATTTAAGAATTTTACTTCTAACTATTTCTGTTTCTTCGAATTTGTAGGAAAATATCTTATTATAAGTGCATTCATCTGTACTGAATCGATCATAGATTTCTTTAAATCCAGATTGTTTGCCAATATCGCTTTGAGCTAAGTCACCACAAATGACATATTTAGTTCCTTTGCCAAATCTTGTTAAGATTGTAACAATTTCTGATTTAGATAAGTTTTGAGCTTCATCTACAATTACAAGCGCCTCATTGAAAGTAAGACCTCTAACAAAGTTTACAGGTACGGCTTGTATAATATTATTCGATTTTAGGAAGTTACATGTTCCTGGATCGGTAATTTCTGTTATTTTCTCTATCAGTGGCATAGCGTAAGGTGAAAATTTATCATCAATTTCACCCGGTAAAGCACCTATACTACGCGATGCAGATTCTATAACAGACCTAATATAAATTATATTCGTAATTTTACGCTCTTTCAACAATTCAAGTCCTGCTAATACAGCTATATATGACTTAGCGCTACCTGCTGGTCCAGCGACAAAAGACATATTCGTATCATCATGTATTATACTATTATAAAACTGTTGATGTTTAGGGTTGAAGTTGAATGGCTTTTTAATTTTGAAGTTAAAAAGCCAGTTTTTTTGGATGTTAGTTTCGATTTCTCTACTTTCATCCAAACCTGCAGTTTTGCGCTTACGCGCTTCTTTCCGAGGCATATAATATATTTATTAAACTCACACTTGATTACGAGAGAAATTATATAATAATAATTTATGTTTGATTGTGATAAAGAAACAATAATTTTGAGTGATGATATGATCTTCTACACTCTTGAAGGTGAAGGTGAATATGTAGGTTACCCTTCTGTTTTCATGAGATTATCGATGTGTAATTTAACTTGTATCGGATTTGCATCAGAAGATTCACCAAATGGTTGTGACTCATACATATCATGGACCGTTAAAAACAAAAGAACATTTAATGAAGTCTTCCAGTTTATGGAGGATGGTCTCTTTGTAGATAAGCTACGTGATGGTGCTCTGTGGAAGATTACAGGTGGCGAACCTTTAGTCCAGCAAAAGCAACTACTTAAGCTAGTTGAAGCGTTTGTTGAAAAATATAAGTTCTTACCACGTATTGACTTTGAGACTAACGCCACAATAAAACCTGATGATAAGTGGGTAACGCAATTTAGTGCAACGTTTACTACTTCACCTAAGCTTACTACAAACGGTGATCCGGAAGAGAAGACATACAAGCCTGAAGTTCTGAAGTGGCATAAAGAACACGGCTCAGGTTTCAAGTTTGTTATTAGTGGATCAGAAGATCTTGAAGAAGTCTGGCGTAAGTATGTTAATGATACTAATAACGTAAACATTACCATAGATCGTATATGGTTAATGCCGTGCTGCGGATCACGTGAAGAGCATATTGAACGAGCGCCTGCTGTAGCTGAATATGCTAAGGCATTAAATGTTAAGTTTAGTCCAAGACTTCACTTACTTATCTG